CTTAACCAGTTAGCCGGGAAAATGGATATAGCGAAAAACGGCAGCGATATCGCGGACGTGGCTGCGTTTCTCAAAAATCTTGGTTTGGGCGAAGCAGCAAAACGGGATGTCGGAACAGGAGAAAATCACATCCCGGACATGAACAGCTTTGGGAGTAATTTATCCGGTAACGGTTATATGTTTTTCCCCGGTGGACTTATCCTGCAGTGGGGCAGGATTGCTGTGGATTATTCGATTGAGCATGGCTCTGCTACGGTGCCTGGAGGAAGCGTGCATAAATATAGGGGAATGGGGAATTTCCCTATTTCGTTTCCTAATGCATTAATGTGTGTTACAGCCACAAGTAATGATGTTCCGAATACATATATAGCCAGCATTTACCCGACCTCTATGCAGGATTTTAATTGGTCTTTTCAATCGGCCCAACCCTATTCAACCAGTAGCTCAGGTGCAAACACTTTTTGCTGGATCGCAATAGGTTGCTAAGATTAGGGGAAAATTAATAGTCAATTTAGAGTACTAAATAAAAAGCCCTTTCGGGCTTTTTTATTAGTGTTAATTGGGCCAGGCGGGAACAGTATAGCCATTATTTACAGCTTCAATTAAAATCCACTGGGGAATATCTGGCAGTTTGATTAACGGCCATCCCTCAGTGTTAGGCCATACTTTAAAGCTGGAGCGAACATTTAATAATTCCTCTCGCTGCTCACCTGACAAAGGAGTGTCATTAATGGTGTAGTCCTCAATTAACATTCTGTCTGTTGATAATATAAAATCATCACGTAACGTTCTGGCTTGCGCTTTTAATTCATCTTCAGTTACTTCATGAGCGGGCATGTCAGCCCAACACGGGTATCCTTCATTGTCAATAGACCGTACTTTTCCAACTGGCGGAATCCCAGTGAATTCCATAAAAGTATCGTTACTTATATCTTTTAAATCTTCCGGCAGTGTCCCTGCAGTCTGGTAGGCTTCTTTAAGGGCTTTAGGATAAAAAGCATTAGTTTTAGGACTAAACCAGTAGCTCATTAAAAATCTCCGATAAAATATAAAGCCCTACTCTAAATTTATTTTTCACTGAGTGTAATGACTTACTGTTGTGTCATGTATCAAACAACAGAACCCTAACCAACCTTTAATTGCCAATTAAAATATAGCGCCCATAACATGCTGATCCGTTAGCGCCCCGTGTCACATTCCCACCTACTGTTGCCGCGTCCAACATGGTGGCTGATGCTTTGACCTGGGTACGGCTTAATACCGTGATTGAATAAATGGTTGGCCGGGCAAAGTGCCCGGAATTATCATGAGTAGCGACAGCAGAGAAAATATTATTTGGAAACGCTACGGGAAGATCGACAGTGACTTCCATCCCTGAAGTCAATGAGGTAAACCTACCCCACTGAATCATGATGGCGGCGCCATTACTGAGTGGAATATTTAACCATCCAGCACCAGTAAGTGCAGCCGTCGGCGCTGGCAGTTTTGCCGCCTCGCCCAAACCAACGTTTAAATGCCATCTAATATCCTATGGCCCGGAAATAAATAGTATTCAACGTAGGCGTCATCACGGATGCAACAAACGACGACAAACTGGAAGAACGATCGTATATTCCGCAAAACCGCTGACTGGGGTCTTCAGTCTGAAATGAAAACCAGATACCCAGGCAAATACTCGGAAACGGGATAGGATAATTAACCGTAATTTTTTGCGTCTGGGCCGAACCATTTACACCAACTGAACCGCCCACCTCTATCAGGCCGGACGGGTGTTGTTTATACCATGCACCGCCTCTCTTTCCGCCAAAGCTGCTCATGTCCGGGATTTGATTCAGTCCTGTACCAACATCCCTTTTTGCAGCCTCGCCCAAACCAAGATTTTTGAGAAACGCAGCCACGTCCGCGATATCGCTGCCGTTTTTCGCTATATCCATTTTCCCGGCTAACTGGTTAAGAACAGTGGCAGAAAAATGCGGGTCATTTCCCAGCGCATCAGCCAGCTCTTTCAGAGTATCGAGCGCGGCAGGTGCCGCACCGGTCAGAGCTGCCAGTGCTGCCTGCACAAAAGCCGTGGTTGCCAGCTGCGTGGTGTTGTTGCCCGCTGCAGGCGTCGGGGCTTTTGGCGTGCCGGTAAATGTCGGGCTGGCTTTCGGCGCGTACTGCGGATGTGGATCAGCAGCGGCCAGATGTTTTTCCATCAGGCCGTCAGCATAAGCCCGCACCTCGATAACTTTATCATCCACATATTTACGCGTTGCCAGCACCACTGACGGGTCAATCTTCAGCGTCACGGCTGCCGTGCTGTTCACGATTAAAATCATGCGGATGGTCTGCGTGCGGCCGCTGCCTTCCTGCAGCTGCGGCTTATAGGTTTCCGCGCAGTTCGCCACGGCAACCATGTCGCCGTCGGCATCAAACAGGCCGATTTCCCGTATCCAGAAGCCGCCCTCGTTTTCAGGAATTACCTGCTCAGCGATTATCTGGCTACTGTTCACCACGTCCACGCTCAGCGAATTCAGCGCGGCGCGGCGCTTTTCATTAACGAGCCTGGTCTGTGAAGCGTCAGGCGTTGGTAACGTGCCGCCGCCGTCACCCACGGCCATTTCGGTAATCTGGATTTTGGTGCCGAGCGCTGCTGCGTTGGCAAGCTTTGCTGCGCCCTGATTTGTCAGCAGGGCATAAAATTTTGTTGTCATGCGTGTACGTCCGTCAGGTCAGTAATATGCACCGCTGCGCCGGTATAGCCCGGCCCGCTCACGGTAATGGTTTCGGGTGTATAGGGATAAACAGTCAGCTCATCGCCGCTGTAAGCCGCCGCCGCTACCGGCAGCGCGCCGGTTGAGTCCAGGTTAATCGACAGCCCGATAAGGTGGCGACTGCAGGGTTTTGCATCCGCAATCAGGCGCTCCAGCTCGTTATACATTTCCTGTGTAATGCCGGTATCCAGCACGCCCACATCGAGGCGAAACGTGCCGGGCGCCTCGCCGGTTTTCCACCACTCAATGATGCGTATCAGATAACCGAGCGGCTCCACCACGCGCCGCAGCGAGCCGATGGTGCCTTTGTGCCGGTGAACGTATTCCGATGCGGCGACCACGCTGCGCTTTGTGGCTTCCGGCCAGCCGGCATCCCAGCGGTCAACCGACCACGCCCAGGCGAGATACGGCAGCAACTCGACCGGGCAGGTCTGCGCGTTCCACAGCCGGCGCAGCGGCACCGGAATGGTTTCTATCTTCGCGCAGGCTTCAGCGGCGGCCACTTCCAGCACCGACGAGCCGGCCGGCAGCAGGCGATCACTCATCAGAGCCTCCGACCGTTATGCTGTATCCGGTGCAGTACGCGGCCTGCGTCTTGTCCAGCACCACGTCGGCCGCCGGCTGCGCCAGCTCAACGCGCTGCACGCCCTCAACATGCAGCGCGGCATAAAGTGCTGATTTACGAATGTCCCGGCCGAGGCGGGCCTGCGCGCTGACAAAGGCAGCGAGCTTTTTCTCGGCAGCGGCGCGGACAGGTTCAGCCTCCGGCCCCGGATAGAGGTACAGCACCGCCTCAACGGCGTAATTCACAATCGACGCTGACTGCACCGTGACGCGATCGGCGACCGGGCGCACGTCCTCATCGTTCAACGCGGCATCCACCACGGCCAGCAGGTCGGCCGGCGCCTCGCCGTTGCCCTCGCGCGACAGCACGGTGACAGTGACGCAGGCTGGCGACGGGCTGATGGCTGACGCATCCGCCACGCGGCCGTCGGCGCTTTTCGCATGATATTCATAGGCACCGGTCGGCCCGGCCACGCTCAGCCCCTCAAAGGCAGACGCCACGCGCAGCCGGAAATCGTCGTCGCTTTCCATCACGGCGGGCGTCGGCGGGATGGTGGTATTGTCGGCCGGGGTAAGTGTCAGGCGGGTAACGCCGTTGTTAGCGCCGAGCTGGTCGAGGTCGCCGTCACTGGCGTAGGCCACCATGTTTGCCTGCGCCGCTTCATTCACGCGCTGGCGCAGAATGACCTCGCGGTAGGCATTTTCCTGCAGCAACTTCACAATCGGCTCGGACTCCAGCGCCAGCGTGCGGGCGATGGCCGCCTGCTGCTCTGCGGGGTAGAGCGAAATCAGCGTGGCCTTGCGCTCGGCCAGCAGCGTTTCATAATCCAGCACCTCAACCACATCGGGCGCAGGCAGCTGGCTCAGGTCAATGGTTGCCATAGGGTCAGCTCACGGGAATGGTTAATGAAAAATCCTGCGAGGTGTCGGTGCGGCTGCCGGTGATTTCCACCGCCATCCCACCGTCAAACGCAGGCTCGTAGCTGATGGACGTCAGCTTTATGCGCGGCTCCCACTGCAGAATCGCCATGTAGCAGGCCGACATAATCTGCAGGCGCAGTGCCGCGTTTTGCGGCTGGTCAATCAGCGCCGACAACAGGGAGCCGTAGCTGCGGCGCATAATCCGGGAGCCGATTGGCGTGGTAAGAATGTCGCGCACTGACTGGCGGATATGTTCAAGGTCTGCCAGCGCCTCGCCGGTGTCGCGGCTCATGCCGCTATATTGTGCAGCAGTCATAGTGGCGCTCCCGTTGTTCCGCCGCTGTCGCCTTTATGCTGATGCGTATGCAGTACCTTGCCGTTAGAGCTGAGCGCGCCGCCGCTGTGCTGCACATCGCCTTTCATCGTGCCGCCGCCGGTCAGCTCGAAAGTGGCGGTTTTCAGCGCATGGGTGCATTCAACCAGTGGGCTGTCCAGGGTAATGCTTACCGCTGCCTTAATCAGCGCGGTCTGGATGCCGGTTGCGGTCAGCGCGCCGGTGTCAGGTTCGTACTCAATCACGGCGCCGTCAGGGAATGACCAGTGCAGGGCGTCAGCCGATGCCGACGGCGCCGGATTATCGTCAGAAAACACGCCGGGCAGCACAAAGCCGGTATCCAGTTCGCCGCCCAGGCAAAGGACAAGCACCTGCTCACCCACGGACGGCGCACTCCATGCGCGTGAGCGCCCGGCACGGGCAGTAAGCCAGTGCAGCCAGTCGGTAGTGTTGTTACCTGTATCGACACGGCAAAGCCCGTCGTCCAGATTGACGGCGGACACGGTGCCGATGCGGATCAGGTTGCGCAGCAGGCGCAGGATTTCGGAAAGTTGTTCGTTCATGCGTGTAGTGTCACGTTGAGAGGCGCAGGCAGCAATAAACTGCCGCCCGCTGAATGATGGCAGGACAAGCTATTTCGACAGGCGGCTGATTACCTCCTGCTCTATCATCGTCATATCGGTATCGTTCAGGCCAAGCAGCGGACGCGCCTCATACTGAACTTCTTTACTCCCACGGGCCGGCCTGTCGCGCAGCCCGTAATGATGCACGCGAGCCATGCGCTGCACGTTGCCGGCAAATTCCACCACGGCCTCGTCGGCACCGGCTTTTGCCTTCATATACTTTGCGGTGCGCAGCTTTTTGAACATCTCACGCTTTACCCGGCCTTTTTTGCTGCGTGCCGGCTGCGTCTTACGCGGCGTAAACGGCGTGCCGTCCGGCGCCTGCTGGCGTTTGATATTCTGCTGCTGACCGGCGCGCAGGCGCTTCGCAATGGTGCGGGCCATCTCTTTGCGCGCCGCCGGCGAAAGGTTGGCAATCAGCGCCGCCAGCCTGTCGTCAAATGCTTCCAGACCGTTCATGGCGCCAGCTCGCTGACCAGCTCGCCATGCACATAAAGCTGAAGCGGCCGGTTGACGTTTTCCGGCAGCGGCGGCTCGCCGATATGGTTAACGTGCAGCGCGTCGCCGTCCTGCTTCACGATCACGCGCTCGGTGAGCTGCAGGTCAATGCTGATATCGCAGAGCGTGTCGCTTAACACATCTGCCTTAAAGGTGAAGCCGGTGCGGCGCTTTTCTTCGGTTGCCATAATGTCGGGCTGGTTCTCGCGCAGCCAGGCCAGCACCGGCACCATTACCAGATCGATATCGTCGGCGTAGTCGGTAATGACCAGGTTCAGCTGGTACTGGTATTCAAAAGACAGCGAGCTGGCGAGCGTCGAGACGATCCGTCCCGAATCAATAAACATATTCAGGCTGTCAGGGTTTCGCGCCAGCAACGGGACGCTGTTGGTCAGCGCCTCGCGCAGCTGTTTCGGTTTCAGCATCGTGTTGCTCCTGGCATTCTTTGATGATTTCAACCTGCAGCCCGCAGGAAACGAGTGCAGCCTCCAGCTGGCGGTTATCGGCGGCCAGATCGCCCTGCGTCTGCAGCCGGTTGCCCGGCACCGGGCAGCTGGTCACGCGCGGACAGCCAGTCCAGATAATCGCGGGCGTTGCTGAAGGCGGGACGGCTGTGCAGCCGGATAACATCGTCAGGCAAAGCAGCAGCAGACCAGCCGCGTAGTGTCGGGTTAGCATCGGTTTCCCTCTGTATCTGCAGTTCACGGTTAAGAGCGGTGGTCGAGGCACGGCCCTGCAGCAGTCGCAGCGCGGCCTCGCGTTTTGCCCCCTCGCGGGCCTCATCGCTCAGGCGGTTAATCGCTTTGTCCCGACTGTCAATCCCGGCCGACAGCGTGCCGATCACGCGCTGCGCCTGTGCCAGCTTGCTTTCGGTTGACGAGAGCCGCCAGCAGACAAAGGCCAGCGCCGCCAGCGCCACGGCCAGCCCCACGGCAATCAGGCGCATCATGCGGCCCCCTTCAGACACCAGGCCAGTTCCCGGTCGCGACGGTTCTGTAATCCCTGGCTGAAGACGCCTTTCACAAACACCCAGCGCGGCAGCTGCAGGCAGGCGCTGCGCCACTCGCCCCGGTTGATATAGGCGCCGAGCGTGGAGCGGCAGGCGGCATAGGTGCCGACGTTAAACGCCCACGACACCACCGCGTCATACACCGGCTGCGGCATGTCATGGCGCATACAGGCATCAATGGCGCGCTCGACACGCATCACGTCATAGACCAGATTCACCGCCGCCTGGCGCTCGCTGACCACGCTCTGCGGCGTCACGCCTGCGGTGTGCCCGATGCCGTTCGTCCAGACGCCGGCGCTGCACTGGTACGGCGAGGTGCGGCAGCCTTCCGCATCGGCAATCAGCCGCAGCCCGGCCTCGGACGTCTTCAGGGTTTTAAACTGCGGCAGCAGCGCGGCAATGGCGAGTACAGCCGCAACGGCGCAGCGTTTAGCGGTCTGGCTCAAGGCTCACCTCCTGCGCACGCTGGCGCTGCAGCTCATAGGTTTTGCGGCGGTAGTGCCAGTTAATAAAAAACGTCGCCACGTTAATCACCAGCGTGACAACGGCCACGCCGGAACCGACCATAAAGGCGATATCCTGCGGCGTGTGGCGGCCAAACCACATCAGAATGAGGCCGATCAGATAGTTAATCAGCGAGCTGATTTTCTCCATAGCAGTTAGTCCCACAGGTTAACGGTTTCATCCGCTGAGGATGCCGGCAGCGGCGGCAACGTCACCTCGCAGCCGTGCGGCAGCACCGGCCCGCTTTCCGCAAGGCCGGGATTGGCGGCATAGACCTGCTCAACCACCTGCTGCGTGCGCCCGTAATAGCGAAAGCAGATTTCATCAACGGTATCGCCCTGCTGCGCGTAAATTCTCATCACAGCAGGCTCACAATGCAGCCGGGCTTTTCAGCGATGCGGCTGATACTGAAACGGGCATCACGCCAGTACTCGTCGGCGGTGCCTTCCACCACGTCGGCCTTTTTACCGGCGGCGTCGTAGCCGCGATAGCGTTCGGCGATGGTGGCGGCCGTCAGCGCGGCCACGGCGGCGAAGTAGTGCGTGACCTTTTCGCTTTCGCCGTCGAAGGTCTCGGCCGGCACCACCGCCAGCAGGGGAAAGCCCGCCGCCATCTTCTCCGCCCGCCAGTCGTACAGCTCGGCGTTTACTTCTGAAATGGCGGTTTTCACCGCCAGACGCAGGCGGTCGGCGGTGACGGTGCCCTCAAGGCGTAGCGCGTTGCGCAGCTGCTGCAGGTCAATGTCAGGCCAGAAAAAGGTGTTTTTCACCGGCGGCTCGGCGTCAGGCGCCGGTCGCGGTCCGTTTATTACTACTGAAGTCATTTCATGGCCTCTGAATAGGTGGGCGGTGGAGGACGGCGCAGACGCTTAAAAAGCGCATTGCCGTCCTGCCGCCCGGCGCGGGGCGCGTTCTGTCAGCGGCGGGCCGCAGCCTGCTTTTTCATGGCCGTTGCCAGCCGCTCTATGTCTTTTTTGACGCCGCAGCCTTCATACAGCTGCAGCGCCCGTGTGAGATGGGCTAACGCCTCGTCAGCCCTGCCCGCATCGCGCAGCACATACCCGGTGATTTTGTGCAGCTTGGCGCGCACCTGGTCGGGCATGTCTTCGGATTCCGTCAGCCTGATGGTCGCCAGCAGCGGATTGATATCCACCGGCGCCTTAATCGTCCAGGCGCGCGTCGCCGCGCTGGCGACCTCCTCGGCCAGCAGGTAGGCCGTGCTGTCACGCTTAAAGCCGTCAGGCGGGACAAGCCCGTGCAGCAGGGCATGGCGCGCGATTTCCAGCGCGCCGGGAATGTCGCCCGTATCGAGCCGCCAGATCATGACGGTCATCAGGACGGCATCCTGCACGGCTTTCCCCTGGCTCAGCACGCCCGCCACCCACGGCTGATAGTCCGGCAGCATCTGGCGCTTCAGCTCCGCCTTGCGCTCGTTGGAACGCACTTTTTTCAGGCGACGCTTGTCGTCGTTGAGCTTTACCAGCATCTGCTCATAGCCGGTTGCGTGGCGCAGCGGGTTGCTCTGCTGCTGTGCGGCCTCAATGGCCTGCTGGCGCATCATGTGACGTCGGGCAGGGCTTAACATGGGTTACGCCTCCGGGGTTTCCGTCGGGGTTTCCGTTCCGGTTGTCGCGGCGCCTTGCGCTTTCACTTCCGGCACGTCGGACAGCTCGATGTTTTCCACCAGGCAGCCCGCCGCGTAGTCTTCCACCACGTAATCCTCGTTAACGGACTCGTAGTTTTCGATGCGGTCGCGCTTCGGCACCTCGTCAATCAGGCGGCGGTGCGTGCCTTCCTGCCAGTAAATCGACAGGTTATCGAGACGCGTGATCATCAGGGCATTGGCCGGGAAATACGGCACGCGCACGGCGGGCAGGTTGCCGATGCGTTTCTGGCTGACAATCAGGTCGGCGGCCAGCTGCTCGGTGTTGGCCTGGCTCTGGTTCACGATGGGGAAATACTTGTCGGCCAGCAGCTGACGACCACAGATAACAACCAGCTCCGGGTCTTCCTGATACCACGGCTCGATCAGGGTATTGGTCGCGTCCATCACCAGCGCATCAAGGTTGGCATAGGTACGGCCCTTACCGACCAGTACCTTGTCCTGCACCGTACCGTCTTCAAGGGTAACGTTGCTCATCACACGCTTTGGTGCGTTGTCGCGATACTTCTGCAACCAGCCCACGGCCACGTCCTGCAACATGGGGTTAGCGGCGCGGTTAGAGGTTTTGGCGCGGTGGGTGCCGTTAAAGCCGATCATGATGCGGTCGAGTGACTGGCGCTTCACGATGGCGTCGCGCAGGCGGGCCTGAAAGTCTTCATAGCGCGCCCACAGGTCAAGCGTGTTGTAGCGGATATGAAAGTCATAGTTAACCTGGGCGCACTCGTAATCGTCGCTGTCCAGCGCGGCAAAGTCGGCGGTTTCGCGCTCGTCACCATTTGCCGTATCGGTGGTGCTGGCAATCGAGCCGGTCACGCCGATGCCGATCTTTTCGCCCTTCATTTCAGCAACCGGTACGATGTTGATACGGGTCAGAAAGTCTGAGGACTCCTGCACGCGGTTCATCAGGGTCTGCGTGACGGACGGCTCCACGGTGAATTTTTTGTTCATGTCGCCGGTGTCCACGCCGTTCAGCTCGGCCAGGCGGGACATAAAGGCATTAAATTTAAAGCGGGTGTTCTGGCGCATCTGCGCTCCTGTTCAGTTCAGTTATCAGGTTGTGGTTCAGGTGGCGCCTGTCAGCAGTCGGTCTGCACGCCGGACTTCGGATCGCTGCCGGTCGCGGCCGGGCGGCGGGTAAAGCTGGCGCCGTCGTTCTGCGAGAGCTGCGTTTTCAGCGCGCCGAAGGCGCTGCGGTCGTCGGCAAGCTGCTGCTCCAGCGCCTCAAGGCGTGCGGTTAAGCCTGATTCCAGCGCTGACAGCTTTTGCGTCAGTTCGTCTTCGTTCTGCTGCACCTTTTCCGCCACGGCGGTAACGGCCGCGCCCATATCGGCAAACAGCTCGTTGTCGGTTTTCTTTTTGCGGGAAAACAGGCCGGTGACGTAGCTCAGGACGGACGGCGCCGGGTCAGCAACCTCCTCAAACTCGATCAGCGTTTCCTCAGCAGCGGTAAAGAGGTTGTCCGCGTGCAGCTTGCGGGAGGCCAGCGGATTCGCCGCAGCGTTGGCGCTGAAGCTCAGGATTTCAGTGCCGAGGCTCGCCGGGTCGTCGGTCACGGCCAGGCCGACCAGATACGCCTCGCCGGTGTCGGCAAACGCCGGGTTAACCTCGATCGAGGTGTAGATTTTCTGGCGCGCCCGCGTCAGCTCAACCAGCTCCGGTGTCGGGTCAATCCAGCCATACAGCGCCAGCTTGCCTTTCAGCGGGCCGTCGGCGATTTCCTCAGCCTCCACGGCCGTAACATCGCCAAAGCGGCGGAAGGTGCTGTCAGGCGCATAGCCTTTGATGTGTTCCATGTTGACGCGCGCACCGTAAACGGACGGGTCATAGCTCGCCGCCATCTGCGAGATCCATTCACGGGAAATTTTGCGCCCGTCGGTGGTGGCGCCTTCGACTGCGATGCGAAAACGCTTTGCTTTGATTGCCATGTATCAGGCTCCGGTCAGGGGTATGGTTCGGTTCGGGGTCAGTTTCCCCGCCGCACGGATTTCCCTCAACGAAAGCCGGTTTGCTCATCTGTGAGCGGACAGGGACAGCGGGCGCGGGCGTTCTGGCGCCGGTAGCCTTGACACCATGAACATGACACCGACAACCACCATCAGCGATCCGCGCCGCCAGGCGGCCCTGCTTTACTGGCAGGGCTACTCTGTGCGCCAGATAGCGGAAACGCTCAGCATCAAAACGCCGACCGTGCAGAGCTGGAAGCTGCGCGACGCGTGGGACGACGTTGCGCCCATCAGTCGCGTGGAAGCCAGCATGGAGGCGCGGCTAATCCAGCTCATCCTGAAGGAGGTAAAAGGAAATGGTGACTACAAGGAAATAGACGCGCTCGGTCGCCAGATTGAGCGCCTTGCCCGCGTGGAGCGCTACCGCAGCAGCGGCAACGAGGCCGACCTTAACCCGAACGTGCGCAACCGCAACAAAGGCGAGCGCCAGCCGGTTGTGAAGAACGTTTTCAGCGAGGAACAGGCGGAAAAGCTGACCAGCCTGTTTATGGATGGCTGCTTTGAGTATCAGCTGCACTGGCATCAGGCCGGACTGGCGCACCGTATCCGCAACATTCTGAAGTCGCGCCAGATTGGCGCCACGTTCTACTTTGCCCGCGAGGCGCTGATTGACGCGCTGACCACCGGGCGAAACCAGATATTCCTGTCGGCCAGTAAGGCGCAGGCACACGTCTTTAAAAACTACATCATCGACTTTGCGCGCCAGGTGGACGTTGACCTGAAAGGCGATCCGATTGTGCTGCCGAACGGTGCCCGCCTGATTTTTCTCGGCACCAACGTGCGCACCGCGCAGAGCTACACCGGCAACCTGTACCTGGACGAATATTTCTGGATACCGAAATTCCAGGAGCTGCGAAAGGTCGCCAGCGGCATGTCGCTGCATAAGAAATGGCGCACCACCTACTTTTCCACGCCGTCGAGCCTGTCGCACTCCGCCTATCCGTTCTGGTCAGGCGAGCTGTTCAACAAGGGACGACGCAGCAAAGGCGACCGCATCGAGATCGACCTGTCACATACGCACCTGGCAAAAGGCGCGCTCTGCGGCGACGGCCAGTGGCGGCAGATTGTCACGGTCGAGGATGCGCTGACCGGCGGCTGTAACCTGTTCGACCTGGACCAGCTGCAGCTGGAATACAGCCCGTCGGAATACCAGAACCTGCTGATGTGTGAGTTTGTGGATGATGAGGCAAGCGTGTTCCCGTTCGCTGAGCTGCAGAGCTGCATGATCGACAGTCTGGAGGAATGGAACGACTTTAACCCGTACCTGCCGCGCCCGTTTGATTACCGCCCGGTGTGGATTGGCTATGACCCCTCGCACACCGGCGACAGCGCAGGCTGCGCCGTTATCGCGCCGCCGCTGGTTGCCGGCGGCAAGTTTCGCGTGCTGGAGCGTCACCAGTGGCGGGGCATGGACTTCGCCGCGCAGGCGAAATCCATTGAGGAGCTGACGAAAAAATACACCGTGGAATATATCGGCGTGGATGCGACCGGCATCGGCCAGGGCGTTTTTCAGCTGGTACGCCAGTTTTACCCGGCCGCGCGCGAGATCCGCTACTCGCCGGAAGTGAAAACCGCGATGGTGCTGAAGGCAAAAGACACCATCAGCAGCGGACGCCTGGAATACGACGCCGGCCACACCGACATTACGCAGTCGTTTATGGCAATCCGCAAAACCATGACCGCCAGCGGCAACCGCTCCACCTATGAGGCGAGCCGCAGCGAGGACGCCAGCCACGCCGACGTCGCCTGGGCGATTATGCATGCGCTGCTTAACGAACCGCTGACCGCCGCCAGCGGCGGCGCCAACCCCTCAATTCTGGAATTTTACTGATGAGCAAACGCAGGAGCCGTAAGGCTTTCAACGCAAAAACGCAACCCGTACAGGCCGCCGCGCCGCAACAGCAGGCCGAGGCGTTTACTTTTGGCGAGCCGACGCCGGTTATGGACAAGCGCGATATTCTGGATTATGCCGAGTGCATCGGTAACGGGCGCTGGTATGAGCCACCGGTCAGCTTTCACGGGCTGGCGAAAAGCCTGCGCTCGGCGGTGCATCACAGCTCACCGATTTACGTGAAGCGCAACATTCTGGCGTCTACGTTCGTGCCGCACCCAATGATGAGTCAACAGGAGTTCAGCAAATTCGCGCTGGATTATCTGGTATTTGGCAACGCCTTCGCCGAGCTGCGCCGTAACGGACTCGGCGAGCCGTGGCGGCTGGAAACCACGCCGGCCAAGTTTACCCGTCGGGGCGTGGAAGATGGCGTTTACTGGTTTGTGAATGACTGGAAAGAGCCGCACCCGTTCGCCGCTGGCAGCGTCTTCCACCTCATTGAGCCGGATATTAATCAGGAGCTGTACGGCCTGCCGGAATACCTCAGCGCGCTTAACTCCGCCTGGCTGAATGAGGCGGCCACGCTGTTTCGCCGCAAGTATTACCAGAACGGGGCGCACGCGGGTTACATCCTGTATATGACCGACGCGGCGCAGAGCAGCAGCGATATCGACCGGATGCGCCAGGCAATGCGCGACACGAAAGGCCTGGGTAACTTCCGCAACCTGTTTATGTACGCACCGAACGGCAAGCCGGACGGGATTAAAATCCTGCCGCTCAGCGAGGTGGCGACAAAGGACGATTTCTTTAACATCAAGAAGGCGAGCCGCGACGACCTCCTGAGCGCGCACCGCGTGCCGCCGCAGATGATGGGGATTATCCCGGATAACTCTGGCGGCTTCGGCGATGCCGTGAAGGCGTCTCAGGTATTCGTGCGCAATGAGCTGACGCCACTGCAGGAACGGATGAAAGAGATAAACGACTGGCTCGGCGAAGAAGTTATTAGTTTTAAGCGTTATGAACTAACCATAGAATGAAAAAAGGGTTCACCATTTGGTGAACCCTTTATCCTTACTCAATCACTTCAAATTCAGTGTGAAGATTAAATAATTCTCGCTGCGAAACAGATGCATGTCCGTAAATCTTGCACAACAAACGATAATTATGAGGCGCATCACTGCTAATTTTCTCAACAGCCAGTGAAACTGATTGAGGATCATTAATCAGTAATGCTTTGATTAACTTAACAAAGTAACGCGGACAGTAACCTACAATCTCGGCAGGTTGGTCAGCTCGAACAACTACGGCCTCAGAATCAAAGGCGTTTTGCAAATCTAAACACAGCTTCAACTTCTCACCCGGCTTTAACTCAGAAACGCGTTTATTTGCACTATCGGTCAAATAACCCAGACCATGAAGAAAGAAAGAATGCTCAAAACTGCCGTCCTCCTCCAGTTCGATTTTTTTGAAAATCTGCAAATTGTCTGTGCTTCGCATGCCGCCGGTGCGAGCCAAGATATCAATAGGCTTAGCCTTGTCATCATCAAAGCCCAGCCACGACATAAAACGAGGATATTCGGGACGCCTTGGGGAAAGCAGTCGGTTTTTGAACAGGGGAAACAATTCCTCTGACACATAGGTTTCACTTACATCTTTCATCCCGCTGAATTTAGTGAACTTAGGAGATGACAGCGCCCCTTTTGTGTATTTGAAGACATAACCCGATTTACGCGCTTGCAAATTACCCACCACATGCCAGGCGCGAGTATCTGGTTCCTGCCAGGCAACATAAACTGAGTTAGTGTTATTCATCTTCTAAAAGCCTTCTTCTGTTTTCCACAACCATCAAGGCAGCGAATTCTCGTGCGCTTTCAGAAATGCATTCTGATGGCACATCGTTGAAAACCTTGGCTATGGATTCTTCTGACAAACTGCGCAACCGAGAAACCCAGTGCTGACGTGCTGTCTCTCTACCGATCACAGATTGCCTGTACGCATCTATTGTAAGCAATGGTCTTTTGTCTGTTTTTGTTTTGAAAAGCTCTGACCTTGCTTTACTAACGAAACTGGGTATCTGACGGTTCTGATCTCGAGTGCTAAGCCGCTCTTGACGCTCGGCATCAACCATCTCTCTACCTAAACTGGCTGCATGGTCGTATGTAGGACATAAAAATTGCTCTCCAGTTTCATTATTGAGCATAATCGCCCAATTTTCATGGTGCCTGTCTTGGTTGCTAATTAATACATCAAGCATAAGGTAACCACAAAAAACGTCAGCAGCATTAAGGCCAGTAAGATCGTAAGGGCTACTTGGTGGCTTTACTGCCTCCCTGTCTAAACAAGCTAGCACTCGGCTAACAGTATGCTCTCTGACTCGGACAGGCTTCTCACCTGGCTGAATGGGCTGAGGATAATCAGTTGAGGTGCTATGTAAAACCTCATTCCCCATCACCATGCGAAATTGATTAGGAATCATGTTAGGAGATATGACTCCCATCCGGCCATATGCTTGTGCTAACTCATACTCAGCATGCGGAATACCCAATAAACGACACAATTCCGCCGCGCATTTTTCAGACCAATGCTCACCAGTATTTTCTCGTGAGTACTTGAATAGCCATGGATTAATTTCTTTATCGACATAGCGGAACCAAAATTTTTCTTTAGTTCCTAACTGTTCAAGGTCACTAGCTATCGGCGTTAACTGGATGAAATCATATGACATTGGGCGTCCCTGCATGCTTCACCTGAAGTTGAGGGGCGACATTTTACAAGCAACCAGAACAATTCCCAACCTATATTGATTATAGCACAATACTGTTTTTATATACAGCAATTCATATCACCAGACTTATCTCATTCCTTATGCACTCAGACGCGTTTTGCGGGGGCGTTTCTGTTTAGCATCTTCAGGGCCCACCCTTTACCGCTATGCCTAGCAGCGGCGCGCTGACGCATGCTCTGTCATACATGTTTGCTCCCTCCGCGCGCAATGCTATCCCCGCCACGCCTGCCCGCTTTATGCATCGTTTTTCATGCAGTTGCATAGACGAAAGAAACCCACGGCAGCACTAGCCCTTTAAGGCGTTTTCAAACAAGCTTGATACATGCATATCCATGCACCTACCAAATGCACCACTTATGACATTTGCTCAATTTCAAACGGCATGAGACAATTGACGCTATTTGTTATGAGAAATGAGTGACCGAATGGAAAACCGCATCCTTGAGCATGAGGCTATCAAGCTACTCAGTAAAAAGTCAGTGCGCAAGCTTTTTGGTGTCCATGATATTCCAAGAGCAAGCTCACCATTCCGCTACCCGGGCGGGAAAGATAAACTCGCTTCCTTTTTAGCTATATTTCTTACACATAATAAGCTAAATCAAGCCAAGTTTATTGAACCATTTTGTGGGGGAGCTGGCGCATCTTTATCGCTCTTACTAGGCGGATATGTTCGTGAAATTCATATTAATGACAAGAATTTCGCGCTATATTGTTTTTGGGAACAATTACTTAACAACACTGATAACTTGCTGGATTTAGTTTATTCAACTAAACCAGACATAAATGAGTGGTATAAACAACGTGAAATTTACACTAACAGTATAAATAATAGTAACACTTATTCAAAGTTAGAATATGGTTATAGTGCATTCTTTTTAAACAGAACTAATCGTTCTGGTGTTCTTGGTGCAGGTCCTATTGGCGGACAAGACCAAACAGGCAAGTATAAAATAGATTGCAGATATACTGTTTCTACTTTAATAAAAAAGCTTGAAAGAATAGCTGCACATAAAGAATCTATATTTGTTTACAATGAAGACTGCATAGAGTTTTTAGATAGATTTCAAAGCGATACGGACTATGAAGATTGCTTCATATACCTTGACCCTCCTTATGTAAAAGAAGGAAGAAATATATATTCAAAAAACTTTTGTTTTGATAAAGAGCAGCATGAGACTTTAAAAGATTATATTGTATCTCACAATAAGAGATGGCTTATATCTTATGATGATCACCCATTAATTCACGAGCTGTATTCGAAACACGGTACAAGAGCGGTAGAGTTTAGCTATGTTATGAACCAAGCAAAAGTAGGCAAAGAACTTATGATTGCCGATTCTCGCCTGCGCATGCCTGAATCACTTTTTACAGCACAAAGTGAATCGTTAGAACCTAAAAGCTTGTTAACCGATGTGAAATTTAAGACGGCCTGACTAGGCCGCCTCTCCTTGAAGGGCTTGAGTCATACCTAACACATATTCGCCAATACTTTGTATTTCATCCACTCGTTCAACCAACAACTCTGGCTTTTCTGCAAGTAGAGATAATCCAGCTTTAAAAAACTGAGGTAATCGCATTCGATGAATGACAACGCCAAATTCGTCAGCAATCAATGATATTTCATCCCTTTTCAATTCTTCGTCATCTTGCTCAAAATCAAAGGGGATAACAATTGCATCGGTTACACGAAATAATCGTTGCTCAAGCCAATATGTTTGTATGACCCGAATATCTTCTTTTACGGGCTTACTCCGCCAGTTATGTCCACTGGCCACCTGAGCAAAAAATATATGCCTATTTCCAGGATCATTATCGTGAGGATTGTCATCTCGCCAAGAAATCACATCTATGCCTGCGTCTTTATGAGGTCTGCTTTGCAGATAGCGATTGACATCAGCGAACGCCTTTACTCGCCCTTCCTTCATTAATCCAATTACCCTACACAAAGAGTCATAGAATCCGCTTGCGTCAGGTCTTGGCCAGCCAAAAGACACACTATTACCTCTAACATAGCCTGCCAGAGCAACAGTTGCGGCTATTTGTAATAAATCTCTATGAGAATTGCTAATTTCCCCTAAACCACTAAACAAACGGGACTTAGTGATATGTGAAAAATAAAGGCAATAAATATAAGCGTGATGGTAAACCTCTAATTCTTCTAAACTTTCTTTACGAAGTTCAAAAGATTGATCTTCTAAATTATAATAAAAAGGATAGGTATCGCCGAGAATACGAGCCCTGTTTTCATATTGAACGATGATTTTTTGAATTTCATTTTCAACCTTAGCATCCTCTTCAGCTATGTCTCCAGTACTAAAGCTATCAAGGTTCTCGATAGCGTTTCTTAGTTCTGCCACTCGAAAAGTAAAGTAAGGATTCGCTAGGCAAGAAAGCTCGACCCAGTCGAGCTTCACTTGTATATAGTGGCTCTCAGGATAGGGTAGAAGTTCCATAGATTAATCCTTAATCTCAGAAATCTGGAAAATAACCTTATTAGTTTTCTTTTTAAACTGCTCAATATAATTTTTTGTAGAGTCATCCAGAGATTCAGTCCTATCCAGCACTGACGAGATGGTATCCAATTGCTTATTTATTTCCAGAAATGAGTCTTTAATATGCTGCAGAGGATCTCCCGCCTGCTTATATAACTCTGATAAATTATCGACTCCAGACTTATAAGCATCATACGATGTCTCGTTCGCAAGAACTTCACCGAAATGTTTTAAGTCAGGGTTTTGAGACGAGATCAACGCAGGTTTATTATCTTTCCTGTATCCATATAAGCCCGAAAGCACATCTTTTAGCTTATCTAAATTAGAGCTTGGAACAGGGTTTTCAAGTAAAGTTATATTCCAATCTTTTGCCAGCCCAAGGAATTCTCTATACTCACTTCTGTTTAAAGCAGTATACAAATGAGAGAATGAAAAACGCGGCGACATTCTATCGGTATGAATATTATAAACTTCCAGCTTTTTAGCCTGTTCAAGCACAAACATTGCGCTAACGATAGAACGAACCGTATTATTGCTATCACCTAACTTATTTGTAATATCATCTATCGTTAATCCTTTGTCTCGCTCGCTCACAAACCATTTATAAGCAAATTGAGCTTTAGCAAAAGAGTCCCATTTATGAGGTCCATTAACATGCTTAAAACCGATAAACGAACGAGCATCATCCTCGCTCTCGACTAAATATACAGCAACTTCCTCAAGGCTCTTTTCAACATTATATTTTAATTTTTTAGGTACTACTACACGGCACTTACGAGCAAGATCGGGATCCTTCAACAATTTTATTGCCGCCAATCGCCTATTACCTTCAAGCACAATATATTTGCCTTTTCGGGGCATGATAATAAGCGGTTCTATCGACAGATATCCGTTCTCAGAAATTGATTGAATCAATTCTTCTAAATCAGCAGAATTAGCTAATTCCTTAACAAGCTCATGAGTTTCCGCATTTTCACTGAAATCCTTCCCATTATAGAGCCGAGGATTGCGCGGATCTAAAGAAAGAAGGTCAGGAGAAACCTTATCGATCATCTTTGGCTTTAAGTTTTTGATATCCATAGCTTCAACCATTAAAAAAGAGATACGTCAACCCATTCTAATGTTTTTTGTTGATAAATCCACGAAAAGTCAACCTTACTCGTATTGGAGTGTCCATTATCAACCCAGGCACTGGTAGCCCTGTCAACGTCCAGCCCGCATGTAGAGTTTTTTTAAGCATTTAACCAAGATAAGGAGCCAATGTTCTGATTCAATCATATCGAAGTAGACTAACCAAGCTTGCTCCATGCCTTAACTTTTTACAGTTCTCGTACGTAGAGGTACATATGATTATTTTTCAAGCGGCACGGCTGAAAAGACGACTGAAAACTGCTGATTAACCATCACGGTATTACTGGCAATATCAGCTATCAGGCTGAGCGCGATCTCCCTGTCACGTTCCTTACAAATCCCTTCACTGGTCAGCCTTGCGATCAATTCGACACGCTCAAGTATTACCCGCTTTTGTAGATCATTATCCATGCGCCCTCCCCTTCAGATTACTGTACAGATATACAGTAGCATAGCACTATCTTTCAGAAAAAGAAAAATTTTAATGCCGGATATTATTTTTATCTTGATGATAAGAAAGACTATTTGCGTCTTTTTACCTACTAACAATTAATCTGCTAACATTCCCCCCTGAGTGAGCTACCATCCGGCCGCCTTTTATTAACCTTATCCCATTATTGTGCGTTTTTTGCTCGTGCCATATCGGCCAATCGGTTTACTCTGGCTAACAGGCTCCCCTTTTTTGAATATGTTTTTGCGCGCAATAACTCGCCATATTGGGAACTACGGAACATTCGACCAGCAATTTTCGTCTCTGCGCCGCTAAGCAAACGCACGGCGAGGCCGCGGCTAATAGTTTCACCACATAAATCCTGCACTTGGCTAATGACGTTATCGCATGCTGCCTCTATCTTTTCCGACCTTCTCAATCCGAGACGCTGCTTATTGGGTTCCTGAGTCCTGATTCTCCCCAAAAGCTGCCGCCGCTCCTTCCGGCCCATGCCATTCAGGTCTATTACCGGATAATTTTCCGGGGAATTTGAATTATCAGATCTCAAACATCCCGTACAGTTATTGACAGAACTCCGAGAGGACGCGGACGCGTCCTTAAATTCAAAACCCAAATCAACGGCACGCTTAGGCACAATCTTCCACTGTGCCAGGCGGGTCAGGATCGGCGTGTCTTCGCCGACTTCGACTGCGTAAACGCCCTTGATACGCACCGTTTCCTCGCCGTATTCGTTCACATCTTCGCTTACCTGATACCAGGTACGCACGGCCAACTCGTCACGGCGTACAAACGGGCCGCCCTGAGCGTTGACATAGGCAGCCCAGTCGCCGGCGTCGGCGGCATCATGCGCAGCAGCAAATTCCACGCTCAGGCCGTGGGCGGTTTTACTGTCAGCCAGGCGGCGCAGCTCGCGGTATACCGTCACCGGCGCGCCGCCCACAAACTGAAACTGCCGGATATGCCAGCGGGCCGCCCAGGCAGAAACGGCGGCGGCGGTTTCTTTCAGCTCTTTACCGCTTTCATCATCCAGCTCACCGTCCAGCGCGTACCCATCGATATTTTTAGAAATGTATTTCGCGACGTACCCTGTCGCGCTGCCTTTCTCCGGATCGATCGCTTCAGCATGGAAGCGGGCTTTACAAGCCTTTTCCGTGGTCAGCTCGTTGGCGTCCTGCTGGTATGCATAATCGCGCATTACTTGACGCACCTGATCTACATCTTCCGGGCGCATAAACATCAGCATGTGCCAGTGCGGCGTGGCGTCATGGTGCGGCTCGGCCACCCGAATGCCAAAAATACGGATGTCTTCGCGGTGCAGTTTGGCGCGGATTTTCTGCCAGACACTGCAAAGATAGCGCTGAGTATCTGCCGGGCTGGCACCATTCCATTTGCGGTTGCGATGGCCGGTTTTGATTGTGGCGTGATAGCGCGCCGGCGCGGTCAGCGTATAGAACTCGCCAACAAAACCCATTTCGGTGCAGATATCTTCAAAGCCACGTATACGGGCCATCAGCTCACAGCGGCGGATTGCCGGGTTAGCTACGCTGCCGTCGTATTTCTCGATCAGGCTGATGCGCTCGCCGGTTTCCTCATTCTCCAGCTCCATGCCCTTGAGAAATTCACGGGTACGGCGCTTCTGTTCGCGCCACTCGATAACAGCCATAGAGCTAGCGTAAGGGGTGTGCTTTTTGCTGACGTTAGCCAGGGCAATGTGCAGATGCTCACGCCATGAGGCAGCTACACGACGCAGACGACCTTTCCACCACTTTTCGTTTTGCATGCGCATGATGGCCGGGGCAACGTCTTCCGGGCAAAACAGACGGGAGGTAACCTTATCCCACAGCGGCGGCGTCTGGCCCAGCTCGCGCGTGATAGCGGCGGCAGTCATATAAATACGGTGGGTGTATTTATAATCTGATTCGTCACGGGCCTGACCATGCGCCTGCGCCATTTCGGCCAGAATAAAGCTGGCAATATCACCAGCCAGCAGATCAACATCGGCACGGGCCATATCAGGCAGCCGGTTAAAACGGCGCATCAGCTCCCACAGCGTACCGGCCGCACTGGCCGCGCCAGCCTCTTTAGGGGCGTTGCCTACCAGCAGATTAAACGTGCCGGCATTCATTTCACCGAGGCGGTACTGCTCATTCACGCATTCAACGCGTGGCAATGTGCGCTCAACAAAGGTTTTTGTTAAGTACGCATTGGCACGGGCAATGCCCTGAGTCTTTTCCAGCTCGCTGACGCGGCGCTTAACGTCGAGCTGGATCAGCGTCGGCTGCTTTTCCAGTAGATCCTGCGCACGCGCCAAAGCCGCAATCATTTGACTGCGGCTGTGCATTTCCTCATAGGTGGGATAAGGGCTGGCGATGGCTTCCCGTGGAGCGTTCCACGGGTAAGCGTATTCCTGAATCATTGGGACGCCACTTCTGCAGACCAGTCAGCACCTTCTGGCAGATGAGCCAGTAGCTCCAGCATTACGCGGGACTTGTTGCCCGCCCACTTTAGGATCGTATTCATGCCGCACCGCCTTTTGATACTTTTGTGTACCGCTCGGCCATGTCCTGACAGCTGACACAGCGAGTAACGCCAAGCACAGCACGGCGACGCTGTTCGGGAATTGGCGCGTCGCAGTCTTCACAGAATGAAGCCGATACGCTGACCGGACGGTTGACCACGTTGGCGATGTTGCGTGCCAGCAGCTCGTCGGCGCGCTGCTGCGCCATGTCGATTAAATCGGTCATCAGTGCAGCTCCTGGGATTCGTTTTGGTAACGCTGAGCTTCACGACGGATCAGCTCAGCCGCTTCAACGCCATTCAGCTCTTGCTGATGGATATGCTCGGCTATTTCAGCGAGACGCTCAGAAACAACCTGCGCGCGCCCTTTGCGCTCATCCATACGTGCGCTATTTAACAAATCCGTCATGGGCTCCACATCATCTTTATATTTATGGCTTTCAATATTTCGCATTAATCTCTCTCCAGTTTTCAGGCAAAAGAATGCCTGACGGGTTTACGTCTTTAATTAACTCAGGTGTATTTAATCGGGGATAAAACAGTCGGCCGTTGAAAATTGACGCGGTAATATTCGTCCCCATCGGGATAATTTATTCATTGCAGTAATAATTTTCTCGCGACGACGTTCGTCGAAATATTCAAACGGCTTTCCGACTTCATCCGCCTTAAATGAGCCTGGCGCCTCACGGTTTGCCAGCGTCAACACGCAGAATTTAAAATCGTCATTCTGGCGGTTGAAATAGTTCAAAGCGGGATTGCTATTTGCTTTGCGCATCTGCCGCCACGTTTTCCGAAACTCATCAAACGTCATTTTTTCGACTTTATCTGCACGAGCATGTACCAGACGAATTTCGGTAAAAGATGCCGGTGCATTCTTTTTATTTACAGCGAGAGCAACGCTACCCATATCAGCCCCCTATAAATTTTTTGATGCGCGCCGTAATAACCGGACGCTTTGTTGATAACTCACGCAATAGCTGCTGCTGGTTATTGCTTGGATGCCAGCGCTTGCCATCTTTACCCATAATCCAACCGTGACCATAAGCAGGCGATGGACTTTGACGCTTGAGAAGTGGAGCTATGGAAAACGACATTATCACCTCACATCAGCCCAAAGGAGGCGCCAAGCCCTGTCACTGTATCAACTGCGCTTGCCATCGCCGGGTTCGCCTGAAGTCTCGCCTGCATCGATACGGCTGCCAGCGCCATTAATCGCGTCACCGAGTTAATGCTGCTGATAACAGCATGTCGTCCTGCGGTGGTTTTTATGTCACCTGATACAGCTCCGGCGGCAACGCGTCCAATTTCCGCAGTGGCACTCATGACGTAATGCGGCAGCTTCTCTTTCGCTACCTCATTCATCGGAACGCACGGCAAACAGTGGATCTGAGCCAGAAAACCATCAACCAGCGTTGAGTCTTCAGTAAGATCGGTGAGTAACCAGATTTCCGGGGCCGTAAGCTGATGGACTTGCTCTGGGTTCAGCTTATTGCGCAAGGTCTGAACATTCATGCCGGCGCGCTCGGCCAGCTTCGTCATGTTATGGCGCTGCGCAAAGGTGCGGCAGGCTTCGTTAAAATGTGGATGTTTGGAAACGCGATAATCAAACATGGCTTACTCATCCTGAGTGAATTAAATTGCCTGGAAGTTAACAGAGACGTTACTTTCGGTAATGGCCTGGATTGTCAGCGCTGCCATGTTGACTTCAACCGAAGCTCTTGGTTTATCGCCCTTACCTTTGATAGGTAAACGGCCATCGCGAATCATGTCACGAGCCGTACCAACAGGGGTTCCAGTACGGCGACAGTACTCAGCTAAAGGCAGATAAGGTTCAGCCATGACAATTGTAATGTTAGGTCTCATGAGGCATCATCTCCGGTTAACTTGAAGTCAATAACATTCAACAATATTCACTACGAAGCGATGCTAATTCAAATATTTTAGTTTCTCAATAGGATTCTCAACTATGTTAGTCACAAAGTTCAGCGGAAGTGGCGGAGCCATCTTAGATAGATTGATACAGGCTTATGGTTTTAAACAGAAATCTCAGTACGCGGATCATGTTGGTTTGTCATCAAGCAACTTGGCTATGCGTTACAAAAGAGATGCTTTCCCAGCTGATTTAATCGTCCAGTGTCTCCTCGACACCGACGCAGACTTGAACTGGTTGCTTTATGGACAAGGCACTCCACCATCTGCAGCTAACGCGATTGCAGCTGAGAATGGGCTTAAAAGTGAAACCATCAAAGATCTTATTAACGTACCAAGAATAAAGTTAACCAATAGTGAAATTAACAAGCTGGATGATGTGACCGTTGAGCGAAAACTTTTTCTGGATCGAGCCAATGAGGAAAGCAACTTATTGGTGGTGATTGAGGGCGAGCAACAGTACATCATCAATCGCAACTACAAATCTGTAGTCGATGGAAAATGGCTGTTAAACATTGAAGGCATGAACAGCATCAGAACCATTACTCGCCTTCCAGGCGGTAAAGTACGCATTACTGGTACGGGATCTGAATTTGAATGCGCATTGGACGATATTTCGCCAGTAGGTATTGTGATAATGACTTGTATTTAAGGGGTTTGTGTCGTGCCGGTTAGAAAGCTTCCTAATGGTAAATGGTGTGCAGATTTTTACCCGCTGGGCCGCGAAGCAGGAAAACGAGTCAGAAAAACCTTTGCCACCAAAGGCGAAGCCTTAGCTTTCGAAAAGTTCGCTTTTGACCCTGACAGAAATAAAGAGTGGCTTCAGAGCAAAGAAGAAGACAGGACGCTTTCTGAATTAGTGGACGCCTGGTATCTGGCGCACGGTATCACGTTAGGCGACGGAAAGAAGCGGCTTGAGGCTATGAAATATGCATGTGAATGCATGGGCCAACCTGGTGCAGCTGAATTTAACGCAGAAATTTTCTCTAAGTACCGGCAAAAGCGCCTCGCCGGCGATTTTTCACGTACAGACAGGGTTAAGCAAGTTTCACCGAGAACTGTAAACCTTGAGCTTAGCTACTTCAAAGCGGTCTTTAATGAACTGCGCCGGCTGGGCCAGTGGAAGCTTGATAACCCTTTAAGCCATCTTCGACCGTTCCGTATTGGCGAAAGCGAAATGGCCTTTCTTTCTAACGATGAAATTGATCGCTTGTTGATGGAGTGTGAAAACAGTAGTAACAAGTCACTTCAGAAAGTGGTGAAACTTTGCCTGATGACTGGCGCGCGCTGGTCAGAGGCAGAGACGCTAACGCGCTCCCAACTCAATGCAGGTAAAGTCACGTTCATAAAAACCAAAGGTAAGAGGAATAGAACCGTACCGATTGACGCAGCTTTTTATGAATCACTCATAGAAGGCAATAAGAGCGCAATATTTGAGCCGTGTTACACCGCGTTCCGAACTGCACTTAAGCGCACTGGCATTATGCTGCCTGCAGGCCAGCTTTCACATGTGTTGCGCCACACCTTTGCAAGCCACTTTATGATGAACGGCGGGAACATACTCGTACTGCAGCGCATTCTCGGTCACACAGATATTAAGATGACAATGAGATATGCTCACTTTTCCCCCGAACATCTGGAAGACGCATTAAGGTTTAACCCACTATCGCGCAAAGTGTCGCAATAGTGTCGCACCAGATCATCAACCATCAATAATATTCAGTAATATTCAATAGCTAACACTTTGATTATATTTATAATCTATTGATTTATAAGAAATTACCAACGGCCTCATAATCGCTTGGTCGTTGGTTCAAACCCAACAGGGGCCACCAAATTTTAGCTGTTAAATCAGCGCGTTAAAGCCACCTTTCGAGGTGGTTTTTTCTTTTCGTACTGCCCAGTGACCCTTTTTTGCCCCAGTGTTGCGTAAGTTTTCCGATAGCAGCCTGAAATACTCCCGTTCTTCGTGATTTTCTCGGCTGGCTAACAATATTTTCGCTTCGCAACAGATTTCAGTTTCACCAGCACGTGAAAGCCGCGCCGCGCCACGCCTGCCATCCTTTCAGATCGTCCGGCGGCCTCACACAATTCAGCTCCAAGTAAAATTAACTTTCCCATATAAATCATTAAATTAATTTCCCAGCAGTCCAAAGGCGATCCGGTTTACTGAAAAAAGTGAAATTTATTTCACACATTACAGTTGCGGTTTTTCAGCAGGAAGCCCGGCGGCGCGGGCTGATGGGGGCGTTTTGTAAAAAAGAAAACTAAAATAATTTTTCTGATGCAAAACCCGCAGGCGGATGCGGTGTAGCGCCGATTTGATGAGCGAAGCAATTATTTTTCCGGTGCAATAATATATCCTGCGCCACTCTGGGCGCGTGATCGTATTGAAATGCGGGATTGAGTTCGATTTTACGTAGCGTTGTGGCCATTCTGTGGGGTCTGGTAAGGGCTTTGACTACCGCCGTGATGCTAAAAGCTACTTAGCATTAAATGACAAAGATCCTTTCCAAAACCAAGCGACTTCGTTATTCTTTCGGAATCCTTCCACTTGTAATGGAAGCACATAACAAGTAATGAGACATTTCAGAGATTCCGCCAATTTATGGAAGATTTATCTTTAGCTCCCGGTTCGACCTTTGAGCCAGCTCCAGCTGCAAGCATGGGAGCAACCGACCTGATCCATCTGAAAGAATGCCTGCGCATTGAAGTGATTAGCCGTGATGGTAAAAAGCCGTTCAGCTGGAGTAAGGCCGTGCACCGCTGCATTACAAGTCCAACACGTCGTTTTTATTTTTGGTGGCGTATAGCATCATGGCTGCAGGTAATGGTCCCAACTTATTGATAGTGTTTTATGTTCAGATAATGCCCGATGACTTTATCATGCAGCTCCACCGATTTTGAGAACGACAGCGACTTCCGTCC